CTGTAGTAATGGTGGTAATAACATATTTATTAGGTCCACTATTACTGGTAGAATCGACTCTATGACCTGGGTTATAAAAGGTAAGAGTTGATTTATTAAATCAATAAGTATAGGGAAAATAGCATTTACTAAATCCATAAGCGGCGGTAATAAAGAAGACAATAGATTTATAAGTATTGGTGCTAGTGTTCCAATTAACGCCTGTATCGTAGGTAAATTATCTAATATTAACTGTACGAACTGTTGCAATACTGGGAATAGTTGACCGATTAAAGAGTTAAACATACCTGTAAAACCTGTTTTTAATCTATCTATGACGTCCCCAAACTCAGCACCAGCTGCTACTGCGTCATTACTCATAACACCGCCTAAATCAACGGCTTCTTGTTTTAATTTATTTATTCCGTCGCTACCTTCAGCCAATAGCGGAGCTAATTCAGCGTAAGACTTACCGAATATATCGTTTGCTAAAGCGTTTCTAGTAGTTTCGTCTTCCATATCTGCAAGTGCAGCCATAACCTCGTTAAAGGCGTCTCCACTTGAGCCGATTTCGTTTATATTTATACCTAAACGCTCATAAGCTTCACACATGGACTTACTTCCTTCTTTAGCGTCAGCAAAGGCCTTTTGTTGTTTAATCATAGCTTTTTCGAGTGTTGCGGACTCCATACCACCTAATTTAGCAGCATAGGCCCATTTCTGATATTCTTCTGCAGTTGTTCCGACTTTCTTAGCCGTATCGTCTAGCGCTCCAGCACTATCAGCTACGCTCATAGCCATAGCAGAGACACCACTAACTACCGCAGTAGTTGCGCCGACTATTGCGGTCCCAACTTTAGCAGCAGAGCTAACTATTGATCCTAAAGAAGAAGCAAAGCTCTTTTCGGAATCTTTACCTTTTTTAGTGGTATTGTCTATAGCTTGATTAGCTTTTTCGTTGTCAATAAAGATAGAGCCATATAAACTAAATATACTAGCCATTTTTAACACCTCCCAAGCCGTAATCTTTCATAATTTCTTCTGCGCTTCGCATTTTCTTAGTAGGAGGATCAAATTCTTTTACAAAACTTTTACCAGTAATGTTTTTAACAATTTCATTGATTAGTTTAGGAAGTTCTGTCTCTTTTTTTATTGCATTTTCTAAACATTTAGACAATAAAAAAGGAGACACTTTACTTAATTTATCAATGCCTCCGTAATGCTTATAAATTATTCGTAGGACCTCCGCAGTACCGATACCTACGCTATAGATAAAAAATCCTTAACACCGTCAAGTTTAGAGATTTCTTTAAAAATATCAAATATATTTTCACTTTTAGCTTTTTTAATAGCTTCTTTTAAAGCTGCTTTATATTCTTCCTCTGTATCGTAATCTTCTTCGCTTTTTAAATAACCTTTATACATAGCTACAAAAGAATAAACTTCTTTTTTACACTTATATAATTTAGTCATTAGTAAAGCGATTAGTTGTTTTCCTAATTCTTCACGGTCCTTTTTTTCGTCGCCTGTATTAACTTCCATAGTTTTTAATTCTTCAGCGATTTCCATTTTATCTAATATTTCACTTAATAATAATAAATATTCTGTTTTCATAATTTCCTTCTTTCTATTATTCTCCCTTTTGTTATCGCTCAAATAGAAAACAAAAAGGAGAATAAATTATTTATTTTTTATTCTCCAGTTGTTATAGGACATGTATCATGATCTGTAATCTTATATAATCTACTACTATCGTCGATAGTGTAGTGTGGTATAATTTCTAGATTATGTTCGTTTTCTGCCTTAGGAGCAGCTTTATAAGTAAATGCTCCTTCATGTAATCCGTAATTAAATGTTAATACTTTATAAGTACCGTCTAACATTTGAGTAATTACGTCAATAGTCTTAAGGTATTTTTCTGTGCTTATAACACCAAAATTACCCTGAGTGATTACACCAGTTTCTTTATTTAAAACTGCGTTAGGTAAACCTCTTTGTAATAACTCTTGACTACAACATAAAGATATAATCTTAATAGCTGCGTCTTCGCCGTCGATAACTTGCATACCTGCAGTTTTTCCACGACGACCGTCGAATTCAATGTCTCTTATTTCTGGTGTTATTGTCATTTCAGCACCACCACGAGTAGGTCCTACGATTAACTCGTCGTCTTGTCCCATGTTGAATACGACAATACCTTCGTCGATTTGAATTTTCTTAACGTCGTTTTCAGTAAAAACTCTTAACATTTGTAATACCTCCTTTAAAATATTCTTACACTAAATGTTATTTTCTTTTTTATTAGTTCGAATTCTGGATCAGATACAGGTTTCTTACTTTCAAAATAAATAACGGCTCTTTCTTTAGAGAAAATATGACCGTCTAATATAGTAATTAGTTCTTGTAATTTATTTTCAAGTTCTAATCCTATATTGGGCTCATTAGACCATATATTTATATCAAAATAAGTTAAAACACCATATCTTAAATTAGAATTAACAGGATCACTTATTACGCCATAGGGGAATTTAGCTTTTTTACTAGCTTCCTCATAATAAATATCAATAATATTTTTAGATTTTAAGAATTCTTGTAGTCCTATAAAGAACTCTGTATCATTAGGCATCTTCGACCTCCTCGCTTTCTTCAATTTTTCCGCCAGCTTCAACAATAGTCTTATTTAGTTCGGCTAAATATTGTTCTTGCGCGGCTCTTATTTCCTCTATGTTTTCAATAACACTATTTCTTAATGTACTTTCTCCTCTAAGACCTGGGTGTTGTACCGATTTACCATAATCGATATTACCGTCTGTAAGAGTCTTAGCATTTTTAATACTAATAATATGTGGATTTACACCGAACTCGATCCACATAGGATTAGCGTGAGAGAGTGGCTTTCCTTTCTTTTTAGCAGTAGCTTTAGAGTAATAACCGATCTGTAATTCTGGTTGTCCTGTATTACGGTCGATTTTAGCCCAGTAGCCGACTTGCTTAGAAAGTCGAGCAGTATATTTCTTAGTGTTTTCTCTAATAGCTTTACCAGCTACTTTAGCAGAAGCTCGTAACGCAGATTTAGAGAGTTTTACCATAGTAGTTTTAACTTCGTGAGAAGTATCTATAAATTTAACGGAGCTAGAATTACTACTCATGATTATTAGCTAATCCTGTCAAAGTCAACTCTGTTATTTCGGAGTCTTTTTCATAAGAACGTAGTATTTTATAAACTACGTCATTATATTTGACGTGAGTATGTATATCTTCGTTAAATTCAACTGTTCTGACTTCAAAACATTTTTCTGGTTTAAAGCCAGCAGCTTGCGCCTGGTAGAATTCAGTTCTTTTTACTGATATTTTATTTGCGTAAACTTTAGTTTCTTTATAAGAACGGTGGGGACGATTAAGCTTATCAAATGTTTCGATTTCTTCTAGTAAATAGAGAATATCACACCACATTTTAAGACGCCTCACTTTCTGTAGATTCACTAATATAGTTATCTGTTAAAGCTAATTCAGTCCTTAACGTCTCGTAAGACGTTCTAAACTTATCATAATTTTTATTATCTAATCCAAACTCAGCTTTTAAGTAAAGAAGGACAGCCATTTTTATTAGACTGTCCGATTCATACTTATTAGCCATAGTAGGAGTAATACCGTTTCTTATCAAATCTTTTTGACAAGCTTTAATAAGAGTAGTGATTTCATTATTTATTACAGTATCGTCTGCTGCAATACGAAGAAATCCGCGAGCTTCTTTCAAAAACTCTGTACTGATTTTATTTTCTTCCATAATATCACTCCTTAATTATTATTATTTTTTCTTTTTATTATCAGTTTTATTATCTACGGTTTTAGATATTGGTTTACTGTTACGAGAAATAAACTTAACTAAATGATAATCAGAAGAAAAAAGCTCAAGAGCTCTTTCTTCTGTTACGATTATTTCTTCATTTTTAGTATAATGTTTAGTTTCGTCGTAAGTATCAGTAAACGGAGTAACTACTTTTAAAGTATAAAGCATGCTTTAACCTCTTAAGCAGAAATGTCAGTAACTTCTAGTATAGCGAAAGCTTTAGAATCCATAACATGACCGTCTCCAAATGCTAAAGCTCTATGTACGATCATACCGTCGCTAAATTTTTCATGTTCTGTACTAGCAACTTGTGGAGCCATGTTATAGTTATACCTATATCTTTTACCATAACCGAATAAGATTTTTCCTTTAGGAGCT